TTGGCATTGGTTCGCTGTTTTTCTTATCACCTTTGCGAGCCGGAGCTTGCGAGGTGTTTTCCCCAGCTTTATCTACAGAAGCAACGGATTGCGCCTCTGCATTTTTAGGATCGTGAGCTTCTTCCACAACGTCGTTGTCATCGAGCTCAACTTCCTGGTCTTCTACTTGATCAGTCATGTTTGACTCCTTATGTTTTACTTTTCAGCAACGAGAGGAAATTCTTAAACTCACGAGTCTGAACCTCATAGAGATCCTTTCGTGGAGCATTTTTAATTTCAGTCTCCATTTTTTCAATTTCCCGAGCTTCAATAACGCCGTTATTCCAGATCCACTCTACACCTTCCATTATTCCATTAACAAAAGCAGTTGGTGCAGATGGGTCTTGTACGATATCAACCGTATTAAGAATAAAGTCGTCCTTGACGACCATTACGCCGTTTCTTTGCTCGAGGCTACCCATACCACGAGTTGAAACACCCAGTTTGACGCCGCCATCAAGCAGACCCTTAACGATCTGTCCATTTGGAGTATCCAAAATGCGTGCTTTACCCACAACATCATCTTTTTGCCAATCAAGGGCTTCGATGAGGTGGGATACTTTGTCTAAGTTTACAGTTGGTCCATCAGGGTGGTTTAACTCTCCAACTGCACGCTTAGTGCTAACTTGTTCTTTAACGTATTTATCAACAGCTTTTTCCATAATAGGCCTAGGATAAACTCTGCCATTACGGTTTTTCTTTTCAGCCTGCATGAACACGCCTTCGATGAAATAATCCTTACCGCCAGACTCTTTTGCCTCGGTAATGATTTCGACATCGTTGTCGCTATATTCAGCAATTAATTTCATCGTTTTAACCTTTATATTGTTTTATAAACTCTTTACCCATCTTTTCGGCTTCAGCCTGAGTATTGTAAGAGTCTAATTTTTCATTATCAATATAAACAACGAATCGGCCTTTGTCCTTATGGATCATGACTTTGTTCTTCCCAATCTTCATGTCTTTAACATGTTGGCCAGGAGGCATTTTGCCACGAGCTTCTCTCAGCTGTTTAAACGTTTTCATTTTAAACCTTGTTTAACTATTATTTATACTAATTAAAATTTGTAATAAAATTATTCTTCGTCTTCATCATCATCTGTTTCTTCTTCAGATGATTCTTCCTCTTCCGTTTCTTCAACTTCTTCATCATCATCTAGATCTAGTTCTAATTGTTCTTCTTCTTCACCATTGAAAATATGACCAGCAACTTTGACCTTTTCAGCTTCTAATGCATCATCTATTTTTGATTGAAGTATAGTGGTGAAGTGAGGTTCCGCTTTAGCAAAGTTTTGTCTAGTAATATCGTCAATTAAATCTTCAATACTCATTGTTCATCTCCAGTTGGTTCATCATCTGTTGGACCTTCATCGGCCATTTGTTTACCTATATTTTCAATATCTTCATCAGTGAACTGAAGTATGTTTTTCATTACCCATTCTTTTGAGTAGTATTCACCAACATACTGTTGCATCTGATCAAGTGTTTGGATTCTTTCTCTTAGTATTTCTGCGTCCCTGAGTTCTGTAAAATGATTATCACGTGTGTGTTCTACTACAATATTGTTTTTCCAGCTATTCCAGTCTTCTTCAGTAATAATACTTTTTAAGATCAATTGTTTCTTTAATATACCATAGAACAGCATATTAAAACGCGATCTCAATCTATCTATAAACTTCTGAAACTTCAATTCATCACGGTTAATCTCAGTAGATCTACCAAGTGAGAACTGTGATTCTTGCTCAAGCCTGTTTATAGGTACGTTAAGCGATCTATAGAGACGTTTCTGGAAGTATATGATATCGTCGATTTGTCCCAGGTTTTCGCCGCCTGGTAAGGTAGAGATCTCAGTTCCTCGACCACCTTCTCGTCTTGGCAGCCAAAAATCTTCAAGCATCGACATACTTTTTCTATCATCTCTTATTGCTCCAGTGTTAGCATCATACACCAATTTATTGCGATACTTCGCCATGATGTTTTTCATGTATTCTTCGGCTTTACCTCTTGGTAAGTTACCAACATCAATATAAAATATTCTACGTTCAGGAGCTCGAGCTAGTCTGTATATAACTAACGAGTCTTCCATCATGCGTAATTGGTTAATAGGTTTTAGTGCCTTATGTAAGTGAGACACAACCTTACGTCGTTCTTCGTCAAGTAAACCAGATGTAACGTAGCTAACAGAGTCAGCACTCATCTTGATTCCTTGTTTAGTTGTTCCTGGTTTGTCCTGATAGATAAAGAACTCGTTTACGTTTTCAATAACAGAGGCACCACTAACTGGATCTCTTTTCTTCTTGACTTCTTTTACTTTACGAATCTTTGCTGCGTCTATAGGACGTATTTCTTGAATACCAAGTTTAGGATTTTTTTCGTCTACAACTAAGTGATGATACATTCTACCATCAACGTACCAACGTTTATATATGTCATGACCTAAGTTATTAAACTCAAGCATTGAGTATACTTGTTCAAATTCTTCTTGAATTTGTTTCTTTATGTTATCAGGTGCATCAACATTATCAAGCACAAGCGATAAAGATTTTTCTGCATCTGAAGATGTGACTGATTCGTTTACAATATCTTCTACAGCAGCATCAACTTCTGGATGTGTTGCTACCTGTCTGTATTGTCGAATAAGTTGAAAGTCGTCTTTGGATTTTTTATCGTCATCACCAATGTTTACGTAGGTGCCATAATGTGCACCAGCAGCAGTTACATAACCTGCTCCATCCTCATCTACAGGAGGTACGATTGACGGCAGCATATCCTTTCCGCTAGATGCTTTCGCTCTACGGATTTCAAATCCAAATAATTTAAGTCCGCTATTATCTGCCATTTTAATTCCTCTTAATAGTAAAGAAAGGGCAAGAAAGCCCTGCCCTTCCCTCTATTTATTCACTTACGTAGTGGTGTTAGATTCCCAGTACTGGACTTGGAATTCCACTGTGAATCTCTCAATTTCGTTTTCTGAAGCATAGTTCAGATCGATTGGAGAGACTGCAGTTGGAAAACAACCACGGAAGTTATAAGTCTTCAAAATAGATCCGTCTTTGTCAATTTGATCAACAATAAGATCTGCTTCGTAATCTGTAACGTTGGTTAGACCAGTGTTTTGCTGGTGGCCGTTCATGCCATTCATCCAACGCTCCATTGAATCACGAATTCTGAAGTCAGTGTCGTTTATAATAGTTGGCGTCCATACATCGAATGTACGATCACCAGCCATTTTTAATTGTCTACCACGGAAAGGTACAACGATTGTACCAATAGTAGAACCTGGAAGCTGAGCAGCTTCGCAAAGAAATGAAGTAATTTCTACGTCACCGTTTGCGTAAGTAGGGAAATTGATAGTCGCTTTGAACAGATTAGCTCTAGCACCACCGCCTCTCAGCTTGGATTTGAAATCATCAACTCCTAAAATAGCCATTTGTTTTCTCCTCTGACGCTATTATACTGTGCCTGCTACTTCTTCAAATTCCACACCAGTTCTTACAGCTACAAAATTTAGAGTGATGTAGTTGACCGAACGTGCTGGCTTAATGAAGATATTAGCAACAAATTCATTTCTGTCGATTACGGCTGCAGTATTGTTTGTTGCGTCACATACAACTCTGAAGTCCGTTATGCCTCTTCGCCCTTGGATTTCTCTTAGGAAAGGCTCAACAATATTTACAAATTCAGCACGTGAAAACTCATCGTTAAATTCGAAGAGTGTATTTCGAGCAGCTAAAGAAACAGCTCTTTCGACTGTTAGGAACAATCTTCGAACGTTGATTCTGTCGAATGCAGAAGGTCGTGCTAGTTTTGTTTTATCGCCAAACAATAGGACACCTTGTCCTGGTATGTTTGAGATTGGGTTAACGCCTGCTTTATATAGAGTATCACGCTGCGACTTATTCGGTGAAGAAGCCAAAGATGTAATACCTAGATATTGGCCACGTCTTGGACCAGCTGGTGAGAACCAAGGTGCAGCATTTGCGTCTGTTGCAGCCATGATACCAGCAGTAGAAGATGAGGCTGGGATGAAGCGATACTTATCGTTATACTTATCGTAAACTTTTAGATAGTTGTTATCAACTACTAGATAAGATGAATTTGTGAATGTATCTGCTGTAGCTATCGCATTTGTTACTTGAGTAGCAGGGGATGATACGTTTACAACATCTGTTCTTGCAGGAGATGCAACTACTACTGCGTCTTTACGAGTAGTTCCGGCTATTGCAACTAGATCGTTTACAACTGTTGTTTGATCTGACCTTGAGCTCATGCCTGGTGCAATCAAGAAGTCTACTGTGATAGTGTCTTTGTCTTCAAGAAGATCGAATCCGGTAGCTATGTTGCCAGCTGATAAAGTACCAGCATCTACACCGTTTGCAAGAGAAGAAGTTCTTACATTTCTAAATGTGGAGCTGTAATCTTTACCACTAACAGCAGCTGAACCAGCGTCACTATCAAATGTGCCGCCTACGCCGAAGCCTGCCATCCATACATATTCTGATTTTCCGTTAATCGTTTCTACTGCGTAGTTAGATGTACCATCAGGTGATTTTGCGTTTGAAGCTTTTGAAATAAATGGGAATGTTTCGAGGATTGAACCACGAGTTCCTGAGAATAATCCGTCTTCATCGACAACTGCAACATGCATCTCATCGTTTGTTGCACCGACTCCAGTAGCGTAAGTAGATGTACCAGGTGCAGCATCAAAGCTACCCTTATAGATCCAGTTAGTAAATGCTGAGTCAGCAGCAGATTGTGGACAGACAGAAACTGATAATGAATTACCAAGAGCTCCTGGCCATTTTGCGACAAAAATATTGTCGTCGCTGTCTCGGGCCGCTAATTGTGCGTTCCAATTATCGAGATTTTTTACAACGGGCTGACTTGATTGTGCTACGTCAGTCGCGTTGACTGCAGAACCGTCGATTGCTCGAACAGTTTGCATAGAATTTGAGTATCGTAAGAAATACGCTGCCGATAGGAAATCGACTGCTCTTCCTTCATTGTCGTCAGGAGATCCAAAAGTCTCAGCAAGAGTCGCCTCACCATCGATGAGGGTAGCTTGTTCAACCGGACCCCAACGAAAGTTCCCGACAAATGCGCCAGTAGTAGACTGTACATTAGGCACAACGCCCGTAAGATCTACTTCCTTGACTACAATTGCTGGAGACTCTGAGGGAGTAAATAGTGCCATGACTGTTTTTCCTTTTCCAGTGTTCTAATTATAAGCAAAACATAATAAGAATCTTCACTTGATAGTATTTATAATAATTTCAAAATGAAGATTTCTACCATTGTTCTTCAAA